TAGGTTTGAAGTATGCAGTATCCACTGTTAACCCGACAAGATCAGTTCTTGAAACTGTAGGCTCTTGGTCGAAAGTCTACGAAACAAAGAACATTGGTATCGTTCGTGCAACTGTTGTTTCTAACAACGACTAGGGGTAATTAATCATGCCATCACTTTTTGACGTAACTGCTGGTAAAGCTATCGGTTATGTAGACGGCGGAACCGTCACTCAAGCGACTAACAAAAGTACAGCCGTAACGCTAAATACTTTGTCTGGTCAGATCACAATGAACAATGCAGCGTTAGCAGCCGCAGCCGAGGTAAGTTTTACACTTACTAACAGCAAGATTGCTTCTACTGATGTTGTTATCGTGAACCACTCTTCTGCTGGTACAGCAGGATCATATTTAGCTCAAGCAAATACAATTGCAGACGGAAGTTGCAAGATTTCTGTTTCTAACGTATCTGCTGGCTCTTTATCTGAAGCAATTGTTTTATCTTTTGCTCTTATTAAAGGTGCTTCAAGCTAATGTCAATGTACGCTTTTAGGCGTATGAGGGAGCAAAACGAGGCTGCTGAAAAAGCGGCCTCAGCTCTTTTAGAAAAGCCAAAAACCAAACGTAAGCCAAGAGCAAAAAAACAAGAGGTAGAAAATGGCAATCAGTCTTGATGCAACTGTAGGCGGTGCATCCGCAAATACTTACGTCACCCTTGCTGATGCAAACTCTATTGTTGAGGGTTTGATTGTTGATGATGATGTTCAAGCATGGGAAGCTGGCTCAACAAGTGATGACTATAGAAATCGGGCTTTATATACAGCAGCTCAAAGAATTGATAGAGAAAGATTTTTAGGCGCAAGGGTGGCTGATACGCAAGCACTTCAATGGCCGAGATCAGGAGTAAGAAAACCTGACACCTATACAAACCTTTATGGATTAAGTTTTCCTAATCGTTTAGTTGCTGATTATTACACTGATACAGAGATTCCAGACAGAGTAAAAAAGGCTCAAGTTGTTTTAGCTGTTTATTTAAATAATAATCGTGATGCTTTAGGACTATCAGGACTAGAGAATTTCAATGCGGTTTCTATTGGATCTATCAATGTCACGCCTCGTTTCTTTGGGGCGGTTGGTGCTGATCAAGTGCCGCCTTTGTTTCAAGAATACCTGAATGGGATTAGAATCAGCACACCAGCAAACATTTCAATTAAGAGGGCTTAATCATGGGCTACGGATACGACTATCCAGCAGGGAAAATTATTAATGACACCGCAGCGCATACAGGCAGATTTGGAAAAATTGTTGCTTTAAATGATGCTGTAATTAATACGCTTGTTGCTGAGAATGTAACAGGTGACTTAACAGGAATCAGCGTTAGTGCATCAGCAGAAGTTTGTGGTGTAATTACTAGCGTCAAGTTGGATAGCGGCTCAATGATTGCTTATTCCTTGTAATGGGTCTTGCCTCTTCTCTAAAAAAAGCAGCATCTAAGAGTTTAAAAGCTCTTGGTGGTTCTGTAACGATTAGAAAAGTAACGGCTGGAAGTTATAACACAACAACAGGAGCGATCAGCGAAAGTACAGCAGATACAGTTGTTAATGGTGTGTTATCAGATGTTGGCAACTCTGAGGTTAATGATTTAATTCAAGCAAAGGATAAAGTTTGTGTTATTTCAGCAGGTGATTTGGATTATGTGCCAACACCTAAAGATCGTGTTGTAATTAGTTCAGTTGTTTACCAGATTGTGCAGATCAACACCGAGGAACAGAATAATATTCCAATTGCTTTTACTTTGTTCTTGAGGTCGTAATGGTTAGAAAAATAAGGCTAGATCAAATTGATGATGTTATGGCCGAGGCCGTACAAAAATTAGTTAGAGCAACAACATTGGAATGGTCGGCAAGGGTAAAAAAAGCGACTCCAGTGTTTAGACCTGAACCAGGAGAAAGTGGAGTTGGTGGAAGACTTAGGGCCGCATGGCAGACAGACGTTTCAAAGCCATACACAGGAACGATATTAAATAATATGGAATATGCAGAGCCAGTTGCTTATGGTGAAAACTTGCCGCCTTCATGGGGTGGCAGATATAGAACAAGACAAGCAACAGTAAAAGGGTATCCAGAAATTATTGGAAAAGAATTAGAGAATTGGGCTAAGGGAGAATATGAAAAAATCAAGAGGGGCATCTAATGGCAGCCGTTGACCTAAACACAGTCAGATCAACCATTGAGGCACGGTTAGCAACAGAGCTTGCAAGTAGTCCTGTTATCCCTGTTGTATTTAACAATATGGCCTATGACTCAACAGGCGTTGAATCATTTGTCCAGTGCCAAGTTAGTTTTGGTGCAAATGTTTATTTGACTCAATCAACTGATTCTCATAATTCTGTTGTTGGTTTAATTCTTCTAAATACTTACACCCCAGAAGCGACAGGGGCAGGAGCAAATTTAACCATTGCAAAAAGGATAAGAGATTTATACAACCGCCAAACAGTTTCCAGCGTAATTTTTGATGCACCTGTTGGGCCTGAAACATTAACGGGTGGGCCTGATGGTTTTTATCAGACACAGATTAGAATAACTTTTGAAGTCTTTGAAAATCTTTAACTATGGCAAAACTTGAAATCACAGAAGAAATGCTTGATGCAATCGAAGCAGTAAAGGGTCGTAGAGATCCAGCTTACTGGGATCCTCGTTGTGAAAGATATTTAGAAGAAAAGAAAACAGCCGCTAAAAATGTAAAAGATACTAAAAAAGGTTAATATACCTGTAATAACTTTTTTCTTTTCTCATGGCCGCTATTAAAGGTGATGTTGGGAAGATCATGTTTCATGCTGCTGCTGGTACTGAGGCCGATGTTGCAGCAACCAGATCATGGTCTTTATCAGTTACCAAAGATACTCACGAAACAACAAAGCAAGGCGATACTTCTAAAACATTTATCGGTGGTTTGATTTCTGGTGAAGGTTCAGCAGAGCTTTTGTATGAGCCATCAGGTAATTCTGATTATCAATCATTTATTGATGATGTCTTAACAACTGGTGATGCTGGTGACGCATTATTTGAGTTGTTCCCTGATTCTGCACAATCAGCAAAAAAAATTGGGTTTTCTGGCATTATCACAAATGCAGAATACGGAGCAACATTAGGTGAAACTCAAATCATCAATATTTCATTTATTACTACTGGTGCAATCACCTCTGCTATTTAATAGTATTAAATAAACAACCCCTAAACTATGTCAGCTAAAAGAACAGTCAATCTAATTACTGAGGCTTTCAGTGATGAAATGTCTAGCCGCCGTAAATATGAGCTAAAGAATAGAAACGGTGAAACAATTGTTGATTTATATTTCCCTCCATTAACAAGGCACGATAGGCAACGGGCGCAAGCGTCAGCAGGAACAGATGAAGCTTTAACGGTGTCAACTCAATTGCTTTGTCAGATGGCAGAGCTAGAAGATGGAACAAAAGCTTTTGCTAAGGCTGACGCTCCCAATCTACAAAGAGAATTGCCTGAGAATGTATTGAATGAAATTGAATTATTTTTGTTTGATGTTCAAGTTGATTTAGATACAGCAAAAAAAAGTTAAAGGGGAATAATTGGCTTTACTTTGAATTTTTCCTAGCAACAGAATTAGGCCAAA